AAAGGGAGAAAGTGGTAGAGTAACAGCTTCAAGGACATTACGTCTCCCAAAGGTACAAGAGTACTACCGTTCACGTGTAGCTGAGATAGGATTGATAGGTGCAATCCCAGCAGTCAAGACAATCGTTAGACTTGCACAGGATGCGAAGTCCGATTACGTGAAGCTAGAAGCCAGTAAAGATATCCTTGATAGGAGTGGGTTTAAAGCTCCTGATAAGGTACAACACCAAGTGGGTGGAAATCTTTCCATCAAGATAGACCTTGATTGAAGGAGGGGGGGTTAGAAAACAGGAGCGACAGCAGAGGAAAAAGTCCTCTACACACAACATAGGCGAAAAAGGTCCGTGTTACAATCAGTTACAGATATTAAGATGGACACACAAAGAACACGTTAAGTATTGTCGTTGCCGAGAGTGTGGAGATTTCGCTCCGTTTCATGTTAAGAACGAGATAGGAAGTTATTATTTCCTCTGTGGTGAACATTACAAACAGCGTTGAAAATATATTTTTTTTTTGTAAAGTACGTTTATGTCTAAGAGTTTATTAAAAAGGATAGGTGTATCTGGATATAACAAACCTAAACGTACCCCTGGACATCCAACTAAATCTCATGTGGTCGTGGCTAAAGAAGGAGATAAGATCAAGACGATTCGATATGGAGAACAGGGTGCTAGTACAGCAGGTAAACCCAAAGCAGGAGAGTCAAAAAAAATGAAGATGAAAAGAAAATCTTTTAAGGCAAGACATAGAAAGAATATAGCCAAAGGAAAAATGTCAGCTGCGTTTTGGGCAAATAAATCAAAATGGTAAGTAAAGTTAATCAAGCAGGTAATTATACGAAGCCTGGAATGAGAAAGAGTTTATTTCAGCGAATTAAAGCTGGAGGTAAAGGAGGAAAGCCTGGACAGTGGTCTGCTAGAAAGGCTCAGATGTTAGCGAAACAATATAAAGCAAAGGGTGGTGGCTATCGATGAAGAAGCCACAAAGAAGTTTAAAGGCATGGACTAAACAGAAATGGAGAACCAAATCTGGAAAGCCATCCTCTAAAACTGGTGAACGCTACTTACCAGAAGCTGCGATCAAGTCATTGACTGCTAGTGAATATGCAGCTACAACTAGAGCTAAGAGAAAAGGCAGTAAGAGTGGGAAACAATTTGTCAAACAACCTAAGTCTATTGCCGCTAAAACAAAACCGTTTAGGAGGGTATCATAATGTATGGAATGAAAAAACCTGCCGCTGGATCTAAAAAGTTAAAAGGTAAACAAAATAAATTACCACCTGCTTTGAAGAAAAAGATTATGGCTAGTAAGAAGAAGAAGTAATGGGTAAAGGCGTAAAGCATTACTTAAAGAGTGGTAAAGAATTTACTGGTGCATATCACAAAATGCCTAATGGTAAACTACATACAGGCAAGACTCATACTACATCTAGTAAACCTTTAGTACATTTTAAAGATCTATCAGCAACAGCTAAAAAGAAAGCGAGAGCATAATGGATTGGGTAAAAACACAATGGAACAAGTTAAATAGAAATGCAAAGATATTTTTATGTGCTGTTCCTGTCCTAATTATCTTAGGATTAATATTTAATTAAACATGAGGTACGCAGAGGAGCTATCTTACGAGGATCGTCAAAGACTTCGTAAGATAGTGAAGAAGGAACATTTCAAACACTATCCTAAAGATCTAAGATTCTCGGACCATGAAGCCGATAAATTTATAGAATCCTTGCTACCAGAAACTATCTACAAGTTAATTAAAAAATCTGTAGATAATGGTATTGCTTGACAGAACTTAACTATAAAGCTCCAGGTACAATCGTTAAAACCTTTATGAAGGATGATTCCTTCTTTCGAGGATTACGTGGTCCAGTAGGATCAGGGAAGTCTGTATCCTGTTGTATTGAAATCTTTAGACGTGCCTTAAAACAAGAACCTAGTCCAGATGGTAAACGTAAATCTAGATGGGCAGTTATTAGAAATACCAACCCCCAGTTAAAGACAACGACCATTAAGACATGGTTAGATTGGTTTCCAGAAAACTCGTTTGGTAACTTTATGTACTCAGTTCCTTACACACACAACATTCATGTAGGAGATGTAGAACTAGAAGTTATCTTCCTGGCACTAGATAGACCAGAAGATGTTAAGAAACTATTGTCTTTAGAATTAACTGGTGTATGGATCAATGAAGCAAGAGAAATTCCTAAATCTATTGTGGATGCGTGTACAATGCGTGTTGGTAGATTTCCTTCAATGAAAGATGGTGGACCTACTTGGTATGGTGTCATAGCAGATACCAACGCACCTGATGAAGATCACTGGTGGTCCATTATGTCTGGTGAAGTTCCTATGCCAGATCATATGAGCCAAGAAGAATCTGTGATGTTAGTCAAACCAGACAACTGGAAATTTTTTGTACAACCTCCAGGTATGATTGAGAAGAAAGAAAACGATAAGATTAAAGGTTATGAACTTAATGCTGACGCAGAAAATATTAAAAATGTTACACCAGATTACTATCCCAATATTATAAGAGGAAAGTCTAAGTCTTGGATTGACGTTTATGTTTTAAACAAACTAGGAACAATAGAAGATGGTAAGTTAGTTTATCCATCCTTTAGAGAAGATGTCCACTTAGCAGATGAAGAAGTACCTTTTGCACCTGTTACTGTTTACATTGGATTAGACTTTGGTCTTACACCTTCTGCTGTATTTGGTCAGAAGCTACCAGATGGTAGATGGTTAATCCTGCATGAACTCGTTTGTTTTGATATAGGCACAGTTAAGTTTAGTGAGTTATTGAAACATGAGATTATTAAACATTGTGCTGATAAAGATTTAAAAATATTTGGAGATCCTGCTGGAGATTTTAGAGCCCAGACAGATGAAACAACTCCGTTTCAAATACTTAGACAACAAGGCATCCAAGCCTTTCCTGCACCATCTAATGATGTAGGACTCAGAATAGAATCAGTAGAAACTGCATTGAATAGAATGGTAGATGGTAAGCCTGGCTTTTTGTTGAATAGATCTTGTAAGTCTTTACGTAAAGGATTTTTAGGTGGATATCATTACAGAAGAATCCAAACTTCTGGAGAAAGATATGAAGATAAACCTAACAAGAATAAGTTTTCACACGTACATGATGCACTGCAATATTTAATGCTAGGTGCTGGTGAAGGTAGATCATTAACTGTAGGTCCAGCTAAACCTCAAGTATCTAATGCTTATAAGAACTGGAATATTTTTGATCGTAGTTCCATGAATAGGAGGAAGAAGTGGGATATTTTCCGAAGGAATGGTTAGTATTCTTTTATGATCCACCTAACCATGAGTGGTATCATAGATTTAGAAAGAAAGGCATGGCTCATTGTGGAGCATTTGCTTATTATCCTAAAAAAGATAAATGGTTAGTGGTAGAGCATATTCATAGAAGATTAGATTTAAATATTTTAGAAGGAGCAGAAGTAGATGAAATGTTATCTTACGTGATTCAAAACAAAGGTGTTATTTTAAAATGCAAGACATTTCGCCATAAATGGAGATTATTTCAAGCAGCATGGTTAAGAGAACATTCTTGTGTTACTGTAGTAATGAGAGTATTAGGAATAAATAGGTTGATTATTACACCTTATCAGTTATATAAATACTTAAAGAAACAAGGTTGTGAACAATGGGATTTTTAAGACCACCAAAATATAGACCAGATCCAGAGCTAGAAAAGCAGCTTAAAGAACAGCGTGAAGAAGAAGAACGCATCAAAAAAGAACAAGAAGAAGCTGCTGAAAAAAGAAGGAAAAGATTTGCTGCTGGGAAACTAGGAGCTAGATCTTTATTTTCTAGAGCTGGTGGTCGTGGATTTTATCAAGAAGGAGAACAAGTAGATTAATGGGATCTGATAAATCAACATCTGGTGGTGGTGGAAAGTCTAGAAAAACTCCAGTCCAAACATACGAACAATTTAAAACACCTGAAGGTAGAGCTGCTGCTGTTCAAAGACAACAAAAAATTTTAGATAGTACTAGAACAAAGACTGGTGCATTTGCTAATCAAGAAGCAGATTTAAAAAAAGCTGGATATAAATTAAGTGCAGATAAAAGTTCTGTATTAACTCAAGATGGAAAAACAGTAGCTGGTGTAACTAGTACAGGATCATTATTTTCTGGAAGTAAAAAAGTAACAGATATTATTAAATCATCTCAACCAAAAACTGTCGATCAAACAAAAGCTATGAGTAAGGCAGATAGAGCTACAACAAGAATAGCTACATCTTTAGAAACTATGAGTGCATTAGAACAATTAGATGAACCTTCGAAAGCAAGAGAAGCACGTATTCAAAGATCATTAAATTATGGTAGAGGTGTACAATTTGCTCCAACAGTATTAGATCCAACAAGAATTGTTGCAAGTACTCCTACGTTATCTGAAGTAGGGGGAGATATTATGAGAGGTTTAGGTGGTGGAACTGCACCTTCTGTTCCTTATTTAAAGAAAGGTTATCAACCAGAACCAGTCAAAGGATTAATACCAACATTAGTGGGTGGTGTAGTAAGTGGTGCTTTTTCACCTACTTATCAATTATTAAAAAGTGGAGTAGGTTTTTTTCAAAATGGAGATAATAATGATAGAGATTCACAAACAACTCCAACAGCACCTACTGAACCTACACAAGAATTTGCAGAATCAGACGAAGAAAGAAAAAGAAAATTAGCAGGATCATTAAAAGGTGGAAATGTTAAAGGTAGAAGTTTATTCCAAACAAAAAATAGAACCATTACAAGTGGTATGGCTTAATGTATAGTTTTAATTATAGATCAGCTCCTAATACAGGAGTGATGAACTCCAAAACATTTCTAAAAAGATTTAGTCATGCAGAACAATTAAAGACACATTGGATTCCTAAGTTTGAAGAAGCCTATGAATATACAATGCCAGGCAGAGAAGCATTTTATGATGAATCACCTGGAGAAAAAAGAACAGATAGAATCTTTGATGAAACTGCTGTTGTAGGTATTCAAGAGTTTGCATCAAGATTACAAGCAGGTATTACTCCTACTTTCGGTAGATGGATTAATTTAAAAGCAGGTATTGAGATACCACCTCAACTAGCTCCACAAGTAGATGAACAGTTAGATGAAATAACTAATTATATATTTGAGATACTTCATGCTTCTAACTTTAATCAAGAAGTACATGAATCATTTATGGATCTAGCTATTGGTACTGGTGTGATGTTAGTAAATGAAGGTAACTCAACTAACCCTATTGTATTTAATTCTATTCCATTACCCCATGTATATTTAAACTCTGGACCAGATAATAGAATTGACTGTGTCTATAGAAAACGTCAAATCAGATTAGGCGATTTAAAAATATTATATCCAGATGCCGAATTAGAATCATTAGAAGATAAGATTTTAAATGAACCAGATGCTAAGTGTACTGTTATTGAAGGTACAATGAGAAACTATAAAGATCCAAACAAGGAAGTTTATGACTATGTTGTTTGTGTCAAAGATCATGAACAAATAATATTTGAAGATCAGTTTGAAGGACAAGGTTCTAATCCCTTTATTACATTTAGATGGAACAAAGCTAGTGGTGAAGTATATGGTCGTGGACCAGTGTTTAATGCTATGTCAGCTATTAAGACAACAAACTTAACGATTGAACTAATTTTAGAAAACGCACAGATGAATATATCTGGTATCTATCAGTTAGAAGATGATGGAGTTATTAATCCAGATAACATTCAATTAGTGCCTGGAACAATTATTCCTGTAGCTCCAGGATCTAGAGGATTACAACCTATTAGTGCAGCAGGTAGATTTGATGTGGCTCAGTTAGTATTAGACGATATGAGAACTAATATTCGTAAAGCTTTATACATGGAAACACTTGGACCAACGAAAGGTACACCTATGTCAGCAACAGAAGTAGCTGAAAGAATGGCAGATCTATCTAGACAGATTGGATCGTCTTTTGGAAGATTACAGTCTGAGTTTATTATGCCATTAATTAGACGAGTTATTTACATTTTAAAGAAGCAAGGTAGAATAGAACTACCTTCATTGAACAATAAAGAAATTAAAATTATTCCAGAATCACCATTATCTAGAGCGCAGAACGAACAAGATATTGCTGATGTAAATAGATTTAATGCAACACTAGGTCAAACATTTGGACCACAAGTATTAAATCTAATTGTGAAACAAGAAGAAGTAGCTAGATATCTAGCAGAAAAAATGAATTTACCTGAGAAACTAATAAGAGATGCAGCTGAACAACAACAAGTAGTACAACAGATGCAACAGGTAATGCAGCAACAGCAAGGAGGAATGAATGAGTTGGGAGCAGCTCCAGAACAAGCCTAAAGGAAGCCATCTATCTATTGATGGATTTTATCGTACAGAAGAAAAAGAAAGAGAACTTAATTCGGATATGGCAGCAGTATTTAATACTGTCATAGGAGAAAAGGTTTTGGATTATTTAAGATCCATTACAGTAGATTCCGTTGCTGGTAAAGATGTTAGCAACGAACATCTAAGACATCTTGAAGGAATGAGATATTTATATTTTATCATCAAGAAAAGAATTGAATCTGATAAGGAGGTATAATGTCAGAAGAACAAGTACAAGAAACACAAGAAACAACACAAGAGGTATCTCAAGAAAACACTACTGAAGTTCAGATACCTGAGTATATTCCAGAAAAATTTTGGGATACAGAAAGAAATGAGATTAAAGTTGAAGAACTGGGTGCATCATACAAAGCTCTGGAGCAGAAACTTGGTATGCGAACTGAAGATCTTGTCAAACAAGTACAAGAAGATTATGAGAACCAAAGAAAATCTAGCGTTCCTGAATCTTATGAAGTAAGGCTACCACAAGATATACCAGAAGATGTTGAAATTACAGTTGATCCAGAACAAGATCTTGTTAAATCTTGGCAACAAATTTGTAAAGATAATGGATTGCCACAGGAAGTATTCGACCAGGGAGTGGAGGCTTTTGTTAATAATGAAATTGCTGGTTTACCGAATCTTCAAGAAGAAATGTCAAAACTGGGGGATAACGCAAAAGAACGCATTGAAGCTGCTGATCTGTGGAGTAAGAAGTATTTATCTACTGATGCCTATGATACTATTGCCAATCTTGCTTCTACTGCTGAAGGCGTTAAAGCTCTAGAAGAAATAATGAGCTTATCTAAAAGTAAGCCATTACCTAATACCAATACTGTTGTAGATGTAGAACTAGATGAAAGAGATCTACAATCTATGATGAAAGATCCAAGATATTGGAAAGATGGATCAAAAGATCCAGCATATATAGCAAAGGTAACTAATCTCTATCAAAAGAAATATGGCTAAATTTCCCTATAAAAAATATAAAATTATATGGGAAGATCCCACTGGAGATAGTGGTTGGCATAATGAAAAAGATATGGAATCTTTATCTCCAGTTTTAGTTACCTCTGAAGCATATATACATACAAGAAATAAAAGGGTAATTAAGACATTTGCTAGTTATATTAAGGAAGATGATGGTTCATATACCTATGCAGATGTCAATAGTTTTCCTGCATCTTGTCTTGTAAAGCTGACAAAAATATAATATATCTGAATCAACAAGCCGATTTAAACTGGACTTTGCCCAGTAATGGATAACTTAGTGAAAGTTTATGACGACAACTTGGAAATAAACAATAAATGAAAAGGAAAACACAATGACAGCAACAATAGATCAAGCATTTGTGAAACAGTTTGAAGCTGAAGTTCACATGGCTTATCAACGTATGGGTTCAAAATTGAAATCCATGGTACGTAATGTCAATGGTGTAAAAGGTAATACTGTTCAGTTCCAAAAAGTAGCGAAGGGTTCTGCTTCAACTAAAGCAAGACACGCTGAGGTTGTCGCTATGAACTCCGTTCACTCGAATGTAACTGCAACACTATCAGACTTTTATGCTGCTGATTACGTAGACAAACTAGACGAACTAAAAGTAAACATTGATGAGAGAAACATTGTAGCACAAAACGCTGCATATGCTTTAGGTCGTAAGACTGACTCAATTATCACTGATACTTTTGATGCAGGTGCAACTGCACTAGCTAATAACTCTGCTGGTTCAACTACTGGTATGAACTTAGACAAAGCTCAGAATGTTTTTGAAATCTTTGGCAACAATGATGTGCCAGATGATGGACAAAGATACTGGGTAGTCGGTCCAAAACAGTGGTCTGACCTTTTAGATATAGATCAGTTCTCAAGAGCTGAATATATCGGTGAAGCAGATCTACCTTACAAAGGTGGAATGACAGCTAAAAGATGGTTGTCTTTTATGTGGATGGGTTTCAGTGGTTTATCTATCGCATCAAGCGACAGAAACACTATTGCTTTCCATAAATCATCTCTAGGTATGGGTGTAGGTTCAGATGTAAGAACTGAAGTAAACTATATCCCTGAGAAAGTAGCACACCTTACAACTTCATATATGTCAATGGGAGCAGTCCTAATTGATGGTGATGGTGTAAGAATCCAGAAGTGTGCAGAGTAGGAGTAAATAATGGCATACGCAACTTCAAATCCAATTAAGAAGATCTCTCAAATGGGAGATAGCAATTCCTTATGGTACTACTCTGACGGAGATGCTATAGGAACTATTGATAATGCAGATTACTTTTTATCAGCAACAGACGATTTAAATGCTGGTGATGTAATCATTGTAAACAGTGGTGGATCAAATGGTGTAGTAGATATTTTAATCGTATCAGCTGCAACATCCTCTACAGTAACAACTGCATTACTTGCATAATGATATTGGGGGGATTTATTCCCCCCTATAAAATATGGCAGATACTAAAGTAGACATTTGCGCAAGAGCTTTGACCATGATAGGTGCACAACCTATATCTTCTTTTGATGATGGTTCAACAGAAGCATTAGTAGCTTCTAATATTTATGAAAATATATTGCAATCAACATTGTGTAGACACAGATGGAGATTTGCAACAGAACAACAACAACTTTCTTTATTAACTGCAACACCTACAGGTAGATATGAATATGCTTATCAGCTACCTACTTCACCAGATTTATTACAATTAAATACTATTACAGTCGCTGATGTACCTATTGAGTATGCTAGATATGGAGATAAAGTATTTGTTAATGGATATGATTCACAGTCAGCGTTAATTGCTGATTATATATTTAGACAAGATGAATCAGAGTTTCCTGCATATTTTAAAGATGCACTAGAATTAAAATTAGCTTCTAGATTTGCTGGATCAGTAGCTAGAGATGCAGCTATGATTAAACAGTTTAGTGATGAAGCGGAAAGACAAATGTTAATTGCTAAGAATACTGATAGTCAAGAAGTAACAAACAAAAAATTAAGTACAAAGAGATTTATAACAAACAGATTAACCACTAGGGGGTACTAATGGCTAGTACACTAAGAACTGTTTATACCAACTTTTCAAGTGGTGAACTTAATCCTTTATTAGTTACAAGAACAGATGCTAATGCTTACTTTAGTGGAGCAAAGACTTTACGTAATTGGTACTTACTAGATGAAGGTGGTATTATGCGTAGACCTGGAACTACATACAAAGCAACTTTGCCAGGAGAATCTAGAGTTATACCATTTATATTTTCTAATGATGAACTAGCAGTATTTGTTTTATCTAATAATAGATTAGATGTTTTTGGATCTAATGGTGCATCGATACAAACAAATATTACTTCTGGATGTAATTGGAATACAGCACAGTTATTTGAATTAAACTTTGCACAGTTTGGAGATACGGTATTTTTAACACATAGAAATAATACTATTAGAGAAATTAAAAGAACAAGTGCTACTACATTTACTGTATCTGCATTTGAGTTTGAAGAAGATACTAGTGTATCAGTAGGTGGTGTAAATAAAACAACACAACCATTTTATAAATATGCTGCTGCTAGTTTAACAATTACATTATCTTCTCATGCTACTGGTACAGGTAGAACACTAACAGCAAGTGCAGATTTTTTTACAACAGATCATGTCAATACTTATTTAAAGATAAATGGTAAACAAGTTTTTATTACTGCTAGGACTAATGCTACAGTAGCAACTGCTACTGTATTAGAAGATGTTGGTACTACTGGACCTCATGCAAATTTTGAAGAACAATTAATATCTGCTGAAAGAGGATTTCCTCAAGCAGTTACCTTTCATGATAATAGACTATACTTTGCAGGAGTAAGAGATGCTCCTGCTGCTGTAATAGGATCACAAGTTGGTGGATATTTTAATTTTGATGTAGGTACTGGACTTGCTGATGAAGCTATTAATGTATTTGTATCTGGTGATAGAGTAAACGAGATTAGACACTTAGTATCTTCTAGAAACTTACAAGTATTAACAGATGGTGGTGAATACTTTGTTCCTACATCTACAGATACTTCTGCAGTTACACCAGCTAATATTACATTCCTTAGACAAACGCCTTATGGTTGTAGTAGAGCAAAGCCTATTATATTTGATGGTGCAACATTGTATGCACAAAAAAATGGTAAGTCGATTAGAGAGTATTTATTTAGTGATGTAGAAAATGCTTATGCTTCTACGTCTATATCTATCCTAGCATCTCATTTAGTTAATGGTCCAGTCGATATGGCTATGATAACAGGTACTACAACTAGACCAGAACAGTTTGCTTTTTTTACTAACAATGACGGAACACTAGCATTGTTTCATAGTGTACGTGCAGAAAAGATAGCTGGTTGGACATTATGGAGTACAAAGAGTGGTGATGAGTTTACTAGTATTACAGCTGTTAATGAAAACTTATTTTGTGTTGTTAAAAGAGATATAGAAGGTGGAACTGTATATACATTAGAAAAGTTTGCTGAACAGGATGATTTAACATTAGATTGTTCTGCAACAACTACAGTTAATCAACAAGGTACTCCATTAGTCAATGGAGCTAGTCAAACAGGAACAAGTTTAAACGTAGATGGATATACATCTGCACCTAATACTGGTGATGTTATTACTATTGCTGGAGTTACTGGTAGTTATAAAATACAAACTGTAACTGAAACTGCTAGTGGATATACGATTGTATTAGATTCTAGTTTAGCTTCTTCACCTGCTGACAATGCTGCAATTACGATTACTTCAGGTCGTGTCCATAACAGTCCAGCTCACTTAACAGAAGAAACTGTTAATGCTGTTGATGGTACATTTTCATTAGGATCATTTACAACATCAGCTAGTGATACTATTACATTTGATGTAGCACATAGTGCTGGTGTAATAGTTGGTTTTAATTATGAACCTAGCCTAGAAACTATGCCAATAGATAGAGAAGTATCTACAGGTCCATTAACAGGTGAAATAAAGCGTATATCTAGGGCAGTGATAGATTTATCAGATTCTTTAAATGTAGCTTTACAAGCAGCAGATAATACTGCTAAAAGTTTAGTTATTAGAGATGTTGCTTTTGATGTAGCAGCTCCAGTAGCGAAAGTAACAGGAAAGAAAGAGTTTTTCTTTTTAGGTTATGACAGAGAGCCTACATTAAAGATAACACAAACAGCACCTTTGCCTTTGAAGGTATTAGGTGTAGCATTAGAGGTAGTATTTTAAGATGGGCGTAGAAACAGCATTATTAATATCAGCAGTAGGAACTGGTTTGAGTTATCAAGCTCAAATGCAAGGATTACAAAATGAAGCTGTCAGATTACAAGAACAAAAAAAAATAGCAAAATTAAGAGCTTTACAAGAAGAAAATATGAGAATAGAGCAGCAAAATATTACTTTATCAAATAATAGAGTTGTTGCTGGTGCATCAGGTATATTAGACGATAGTAGATCTTTTATGGCAATACAAAACAAAGTAAGAGATGATGCAGCTAAAGATATTGGTAATATTAGATTAAATGCAACAATAGCTAAATCTAATTTAGACTATGCTACATTACAAAATAAATTAGATAGACAATCATTAACATTTGGTACGATAAGTCAGTTAGGTAGTTATGCTTATACAGCTTATGCTTATAATAATCCACCAACTACATCAGGAGAAGATTGATGGCAATTAGTAGAGGAAAAAGAACATCATTAGTATCTGGTAATATATCAGTTAATAGAACTCAAGGAGGAGGTTTAGGTACTGCAATTCAATCATTTGGAGAAACTGCATTAAAGATTGCTGAACAACAAGCAGTAGTTATGGATGAAATTTGGAAAGGTGATTTTAAAGTAAAAACAGCTGAGTTTTTAAATGATTTAAAAATTAAACAAGAAGGCATGGATATGCCTGATTTAACAGAAGCTCAACAAGAAATATTAGGTTACAAAGAAGAACTAATTAACTCATCATCTAAAAGATATTCAAAATACATTGAAAACTATTTAGACCTTAAAGGAATAGATACACTTGATGGTTTAAGAAAAAGATCTAATGCTATTATGTTTAACAATGTTAATGGATCAATTAACAATCAATTAGATAATATTAAATTAGATGCTTTTAATAGTATTAACAAAATTTTAGAAAATCCAGATGTTACAAATCCAATTACTTTTAGAAATGAAATAGATACAAAGTTTAATAGTTTATCTTTAGATATTAATGATATTAATTTTGATTCAGGTAAGTCTTTAGATCCTATTCAATATAATGATGCTTTTATAAAATCAAAAGTAGATAGTACATTTTTAGATTTAGAAAATGTTAGAATGTATGGATTAGCTATGTCTTTTTACAAAGGTGTAGATTTCAGAGATCCAAATCAAGTAGATTTAGCAAATCAAGCTGTGAATCAGTTTAAAGAAGATTATAGAAATGGAAATGAATTAAGATTAAGTAATAGTTTTGGAATGAATGAAGTCAATTCAGTTTTAAATGAATTTGATAAAAATGTTACAAAGATTATAGAACAAAATAAAGCAGATATAGATTTAGGTAATAGAAGTCTTGCATTTGAGAATCAAGATGAAATACAAGCATTAACAGATACGATTAATGAAACTAGTGTTAATAATCTAAAGACGTTAATGTTATCTTCTAGAGATGTATTTAAACAATCTATGATGGATTTTGAATTAGATACAGATACAGATTTAGTATCTACGTTAAATCAAAAATATGCTTTGATAGATGCTTTAAAAGTTACAGATGTTGATATTAACAAAACTGCTTTTTACAATAACTTATTAAGAGAAAACAACATTACTCTTTTTAAAAATGATGAAGAATTAAAGTTATTTTTAGAAGATTATAAAGTAGCACAAATACAGTTAGTAGATGAAGGATATAGTATAGAAAGATTTAGTAGTGAATACAGATTACCTTCTAATGAAAGATCTAGTGCTACTAATAATATTTTAGACATGATGATTAATGAAAACGTAGTTCCATCTTTTATTGCTGATTCTTTAAAAGAAACATCAAATATCATTACTAGTCCAAAAATGGCAGAAGAAAATACAGACCAGATTATTAGAAATATACAGCTAATAGAATTTACATTACAAGGTAATCCTTTAGCACAAGGTAATTTAACATCTAAAGGAGTTGATTTATCTTTTTATAATATGTTGGATGCACTAAGTGGAGAATCTAGTCCATCAGCATTTTTAGCAATCAATGGTGTTGGAGATTCAGTTCAGTTTTATCAGGATAATAAAAAATTGATTACAGAAAATATTGATGAAATAAAAAACAACGTAACAGAGTTAGTTGAAAATAAACATGCTGATGATGAGATTAGAAGTGGTTTTACAAATATATTAGTTGATTACATAGTAAAAGATACAAGTATTAATAAAATGTGGATGGATGGATGGAATAGTTTACAAGGTAATCCAGATTTTCAATATTCAGAAAATATGCCTATTGATTCTTTAGTTCAATTTAAAAAAGGTATTATAACTCCACAAGGACCAGATAGTGGAATAATAGAAAAGGGTTTTGTTGGACTTTCAAATAACGCTAGTGCTTTAATAGATAAAGCATTACCTGGACAACCATTTTTATCAGCTAATGCGAATGTATTTTTTGAATTTAAACCTGAAGCAAAACAATTTTTAGATAGTATTATTTACACACAATTATCAAATAGCATGGACATGAGTTTATTTAAAACAGATCCAGAAAGAGCAGAAAAAATAGTAGAAGAAAAGTTACCTATTATTTTACAAAACGCTGTTCAAAAAATGGGAGATAATAATTTTTCTGTATCAACAATGAGTAGTGATAATGGTAATCCTGTGTTGATGAAACATGGAATAGAAACAGCATTAGTGGATAATGGATATAATGGAAAGAATGGATCTATGTATTTAGCATCACAAGTTAAAGTAGCTTTAGTAGATTATCAAAGACAAAAAGAAGCTGAACTTGGAGATAATCCTGACAGATTTAATATAGTAAAAAAAGAACTAATGGAAAATTTACCGTTTTTGTACAATCCAAAAGGAGATTATAGAGAACCTAGTGTAGAAGATATTTATGATAATTTAGATTTTTTTCAATTTAAACCAGTAGAAGGTGCAAATACACCAGAATATTTAATTATGATTAGAGATCCTGGATCATTTATGAAAGGTATGCCATTACAAGATAATAGAGAATCTTATACTATTGAAATAGATCCTGTTATTAAAGAGATTGATGCAGATGTTCCAAGAACTATGGATGATATCAAATATTTATTACACTCAGATATTATTAATAACAAATCTTCGTTTTTTAATAAAACATTTGGATTTTTACCAAAATCTGGAAGAAGGCAAATTTTAGAAATATTTGGAAGTGGTAGAGAATTAACTGATGAAATATTAGAACCAATAGCAGAATTTGTAAGTTTAGGAGCTTATAACTGGGAAACATTAAAAGAAGAATACGATAGGTATATTGATAGACAAACACCATCTTATCAAGATATACCTGAGGTTGCTTTACAATGACAATAAATAAAGGTGGATTTCGTTTAGAGTCTATAGCTGATGAACCTAAAAAAACAGAACTAAAAAGAGATTATTTTTTTAAAACAGCTTTTCAAAATCCTAGAGAAGCATACACAATATTTGCAGAATCTTTTAACAAAGAAAATTTAATAGGATTAGCTATTAGTAATTTTGCTTCTAAAACAGATGAAAGATACAAACCAGATCCTCAATATAATTATTTAGATGATCCACAATTATTACCTTATGAGAATTATCTTACATATTTTAGTAACTCGGTAAGTGGTGAAAATACTAAAGATTTAATAAGACAATTAAAAGTAGATAAAGTAAAAGGAATTTTATCACCATTATCAGTAGTAGGAACATTAACTGGTGCTTTAACAGATTTATCTACATTAACTTTAGTGGGTAAAGGTAAGAAGTTTATTGAAGTAGCAGCTGGGGGAAAAAGATTTATGTCGCCTACAAGATTAGGTTTGACTATGACTTCAGAAGAATTAGCAAAACAATCATTAGATAAAGATAGAGATATTGGTTTAGGATTAACGGTAGCTGGTGTGTCTTTTTTAATACCTGGTTTAGTTAATAAAATTAATGGAATAGGTGGTTTAAAAACTAGTAAAGCATTTTCTAAATATGAAAAATATACAAATTATGCAGATGATTTAGAAAAATCAAATGCTAGTGCAGCATCTAAATTAGATGAATTAGAAGAACAAGGTATAGATACAAGATACTTAGATGCTAATACAGTAAGAGAAGGAAAAAGTGCTGGAGCTGCTAATAATCCTACTATGCAGTATAAGACTTATAATGAAGAACTAATAGGTGAAGAAATAGCTAAAACATTAACTGGTTTAGAAAATTCACCATTAACTTCTGTATTTAGAGGATTACAAAAAAGTGTTTTATCAGCTCGGAATATGGTTACAGAGTTATTAGAGATTCCTTTATATCAAAAAAAGAACTTTGACATGAAAGGTGGAGCTACAACGATATCTGTAGAAAATGAAATTAATAGAGGTAAATCTGTAATTATAGCTTCTATGAGAACTACAGAAGATATGTATGACAAATATTTAGCAAGAATATCTAAAGAAATGAGAAAAGACATTGGTACAGTAAGTAGAGTATTAAAAAAAGCAGGTTATTCAAAAGATGGTGTGATGTCGTTTCCAGATTTTAGAAATGCAGTATCTAGAGCATTAGTACAAAGATCATCTCAATTTGATGATGAAGTTGTACAAGCAGCTAGAATGATTAGAGAAGATTTTTTTGATTTGTTAGGAAAAAGAGCAGATGATTCTGGATTGTTTACTATTATGCCTAGAAAACAATTAGAGTTTTGGAAAAGTAAATTAGATCAATTAAAAAGAAGTGGTAGTAATTCTATAAAGATAGAAGGTAGAGATTTTAGTAGTAAAAGAATAAACGATATTATTAAAGAACTAGAAGATAAATTAAATTATGTGTTTAGTAATTCTGGTTTAAGAAAAAACTATATACCTAGATTTTATAGAAAAGATGTAATTAAAGCTAGACAAGCAGAATTTACAGATATTATTTACAAGGCTTTGTTGAAAGAAAATCCTAATGCAAAGTATAAAGATGCACAAGAAATTGTAGATAATATTATAACACAACAACCTTTTTACAGAATACAAAAATGGCAAAAGATTGCAGCTTCTGAAGAAGGTTATGTGTCTACACCTTTGGGTATTTCAGATCATGTAAAAGCAAGAAGATTAGATTTAAATGATGAAGAACTAATTAGTAAAGGTTTTTTAGAAGGAGATATATTTGGGTTAATGAGAGGATATTACAGATCTATTATGCCTGATATTGTAATGACAGAAAGATTTGGTGATCCAGGAGGCATAGGATTAAATTATGCAGCAGGTGGATATAAACCAGGTTTAATACAAATTTATGCTGAATATCAAGATAGAATACTAAGAGCTGGTTCTAAAACAGCAAAAGATAAGTTAAGAAGGGAAATGGTAGAAACACTTGATGATTTAGAATCAAATGTAGGATTGTTAAGAGGAACATATGGTTTATCTGCTGATCCATCTTCAGCTATATCGTCTGGTATTAGAGTAGCTAAAAATATAACTGCTATGACTTACCTATCAGGAATATTAGCAGCAGTACCTGATATTGGTAGAGTAGTTATGGCAGACGGAATTAATAAAAACTTTGGAAGATTATATGAAGCGTTTTTTAAAGATATGGGTTGGAGAATGATGAAATTGTCTAGATCGGATGCACAACTTACAGGAGAAGCAACAGATATGTTTTTAGGAACACGTGCTGCTCTATTTGCAGATACAGGTGATATTTTTGGCTTGATGAATACTCTTGAAAGAAAAAGTGGTCAAATAACTAATTTTTATTTTAGTTATATAAATGCCATGAATATATGGAATACAGGTGTAAAGAATGTAGCTTCATTAGTAAATGGATCTAAAATATTAGATTACGTAGAAGCTATGGCTCAAGGTAAGCAAATAAGTACAAAAGCAAAAGCACAGTTAAAAAATTTATTTATAGATGAAGCTATGGCAACAAGAATATACAATCAATACAAAGAATTTGGTTTAGGTAGAGGAGCTGGTGAAACTGCTGGATATGATAAATTAAGAGTAGCTAGAGCTGATAATTGGTTAGATAAAGAAGCAAGAGATACTTACCTATCTGCTTTACAAAAAGATATCAATATTACTATTGTTACACCAGGAAAAGGTGATGTACCCTTATGGATGAATACAGAAATAGGTGGGATATTAGCACAATTTAAAAAATTTGGTATGTCTGCTACTCAAAAAGTATTAATGAGAGGTATGCAAGAAAGAGATTCTAACTTCTTATTAGGTGTTGTTACATTAGTAACACTAGGAGCTATGGTTGATGGATTTAGATATAGACAATTTGGTAGAGATTATCAAAAAGTTAAAACTGGAGACAAAATTATATCAGCAATAGAGAGATCAGCTATACTTGGTATATTTTCAGATGTTAATAGAATGGTAGAAACATTATCTAACAACAGATTAGGTTTATCTCAGTTAGTTGGTGGTGGTAGACCTTATAAACCTACATTAAAACAAAAAGTAGGTTTAGCAGGACCAACAGCATCTTATATAGCTAATTTAACAGATATAATGTTAGATTGGGGTAAAGGAAAACATGATTATACAACTGCTAGAGCAATACGTAAGACTTTACCTTTTCAGAATATATGGTATTTAGATAGTGTATTTGATAAATTAGAAAAAGGTTTATACTAAATGGCACTTCAAATAAGCGACACCACACCTAGAGTTCAATATACAGCTACGTCTGGACAGACTACATTTGCTGTTAATTTCGAGTTTTTTGATGTTGCCGATTTAAAAGTTTACAATGGTACGACACTCCTTACTTACAACAACTCACCATCATCTGCATCACAATACAGCGTTACTGGTGCAGGTGTAACTGGTGGGGGATCTATTACCTTAGGTAGTCCAGGAGCTACACTGAATGATAGTATTACGATTGTTAGAGATCTAGCGATTGAGAGATTATCAGACTTTCCTGTATCTGGTAACTTTCCTATACAAACCCTGAATACAGAATTAGATAAGATTGTTGCTATGTTGCAACAGTTAGAAGAACAGTTTGCTCGAACACTGCAATATCCAGTTACCACAACTACAGGATCTGATGTTGATTTACCTGAGTTAGTAGCGAATAGAGTATTATCTGTTAATGCAGACGCAACTGCGTTATTAGCTGAACAGGAACTAGGTACGTTCCAGGGTGATTGGGCAGCTTCCACTAGCTATCAAGTTAGAGATCTAGTTAAAGATACATCAACAGGTAATATATTCTTTGTTAATGCTGCACATACATCATCTGGTAGTGAACCCTTAACAACTAATGCAAACAGTTCTAAATATGATTTAATAGTAGATGCTGCAGCAGCCACCTCGTCTGCTACCAATGCTGCTAACTCTGCAACTGCAGCTGCAAACAGTGCGACTGCTGCCGCTACTTCAGAAACAAACGCTGCTACATCAGAATCCAATGCTGCAACCTCTGAGTCTAATGCAAGTACATCAGAAACTAATGCCAGTACATCAGCAACAAACGCATCTAACAGTGCGACAGCTGCTGCGACTAGTGCTACTAATGCAGCGACATCAGAATCTAACGCTTCGACAAGTGAAACTAATGCTGCTACCAGTGCAACTAATGCTGCAAGTTCAGCAACATCTGCTGCCTCATCAGCTACGACTGCTACTACACAGGCTAGTGCAGCTAGTACGTCAGCTACCAATGCAGCGACTTCTGAAACCAATGCCGCAACGAGTGCTAGTAATGCTAGTACAAGTGAAACCAATGCAGCAACATCTGCTTCTAATGCTTCAACAAGTGAAACAAACGCAGCTACTTCAGCAAGTAACGCAAGTACCTCTGCCACAAATGCAAGTAACAGTGCCAATGCCGCAGCCACATCTGCTGCTTCTGCCGCTGCTGCTTATGACACCTTTGATGACAGATACTTAGGAAGTAAAACTTCAGATCCAACACTAGACAATGATGGCAACGCCTTAGTTACTGGTGCATTATACTTTAACTCATCTGCGAATGAGATGCGTGTGTATGATGGTGCGAACTGGATTGCTGCTTCCAGTGCAGGTACAGCTTCTTTAATAATTTATGAATACACAGCAACCTCTGGTCAAACTACCTTTAGTGGTAGTGATGATAATGCTGCTAGTCTTTCTTACAGTGTTAATAATTTATTTGTAACTCTCAATGGTGTGGTCTTAGATCCAGACGATTACACAGCTACCTCAGGTACATCTATTGTTTTAGGTACAGGAGCTACTACAGGAGATTTATTAACTGTTCATGCGTTCAAATCCTTTACAGTATCAGAACTTAATGCGAACAATCTAACAGACGGAACTATCCCTGATGCTAGATTTCCTTCAGTTCTTCCCGCAGTAGATGGTTCTAATCTTACTGGTATTACTTCTACCACAATTAATAACAATGCTGACAATAGAGTTATCACAGGAAGTGCTACTGCTAATACCTTAGAAGGGGAAGCTAATTTAGTTTTTGACGGAAGTAATTTAGGTATTGGTACGAGTAGTCCATCAACACCATTAACATTAGATATAGGAACAAATAATGTTGGTTTATATCAAAATAGCACTGACGCAACATCTGGAATTTCTTTAGCTGATAATGGTGGTTCAATAAATTTAGCAACAACAAGTTCTGGTGCTTTTAGAGTATTGGTTGGTGGTGATGCCAATACATCTGCTGATAATAGTTCAGAAGCTATGCGTATTGATTCCTCTGGAAATATTTTATTTAATACAACAGATACTACTTTAGGTTCTACTTCTGATAATGGAGTTGTTTTAACTGTTACAGGAGAGGTAACTGCTGCTAGAGCGGGTAATGTATGTTTATTAAATAGATTAACTAGTGATGGCAGTCTAATCGAATTTAGAAAAGATGGTTCAGCTATTGGAACTATTGGAATAGACAGTAGCACTATTACTATGGGGAAAACAGGTGGAGCTACTTTTGCTATTGGTGGAGATGCAGTAGTTCCAACATCATCAAACTCATTTGATTTAGGTTCTACTACTGCAGTATGGAGAAACATCTATACCTCTGACTTCCACATGAGCAACGAAGGATTAGACAAAGGAAACGATATAGACGGAACAAAAGGTTCTTGGACTTTCCAAGAAGGTGAGGAAAACTTGTATCTCATCAATAACAAAAATGGCAAGAAATATAAATTTAATTTAACGGAGATAGAATAATGACAATATTTGCAAGTACAGGAGAAACTAT